TCATCACTATGCCAAATGACCTTAGCCATAGGCATAAAGCCGTACATTGTATTCTTATCACCACATTTCATGCATTGAACTGTTGTTAATCCATATCCCATGATATTATCTCAGAAGGAATTCGTATATATATACTCCGATTTAATTTGACTTACAAAGTAAAATAGTATGGCTAGTTAGGAACGGGTGGTGGTGGGGAAGAGGTGGTAAATAAGTACGAGCCGCGTCCAGTCACCGATTAGAAGATAGAAGTGATGTTTATAGGCGGTCGGCAGCCACAAGTAAGCATGGCGACAGCAAAAACAGGCAGTTTTTATTTGACAGAGACAGTAACTTTACCAGCAGCAACAGCTAGCGGTGGTAGAGTACAAGGAACAATTGATTTGGGAGCATACGTTAACGTAGCAACTGGTCAAGCAGTAGCAATTGAATCAGTAGATTTAGTTTACCAATGCAGTGCAGACTTTAACACAACCGTGAAAGGATTCGTTACACAAGACGGTTCTATTGCTGCACAATTGACTGATCTAAACCCTGGGTCTGCTTTTGTTAGAGCTGACAATCAATCACTTATTGCTTCAGGTAATCTAAACATTGATTTTGGTAACAACGTTGCTAGTCATGTAACTGATTTGTACCCAGATAACTTTGGCCCTGCTGCTTTGTCTGAAGCATTTATGGTTGTCAATGATTCTCTTTACCTGGTAGCAGGTGTAGATAATGCCGCTATTGGTGCAGATGATCTATTTCTTACAGCTAGAATCAAGTGCAGAATTGTTAAACTAGGAACCAAAGACTGGATGGCAATTGCAATACAATCGACCGCAAGCGACAACTGAGGTTGATACCTTGGTTAAGATTGAGGGAACTCTAAATGAACTTAGAGCATTACTTGGCCGTGCTGAGCGCGCTACTACTGATGTTGTTGAAACCGTTGTTGAAGTTAAAGAAACGGCTAAAAAGACTAGACGTAAATTATCGCAATGGCAACGTTACATTAAGAACAGAACTAACCACATCAAGTTCAAAAGAGGACCAAAAAAAGGAAGACTAGATTTAGCAGCTATGTCTAAAGCATTCAAGAGGTCTAAGAAATGAAAGAACTGCTGGATAAACTAAGGTTATTACCAAAACCTAAGAAACCAAAGCCCAAAAAACAAAAGAAAGGAGGAAAATAATATGGATAGGATATTAATTGCTGAATTTCCATGGTTTAGCGTTTCATCTGATAATGCTGATCCTGCAAATTGGGTATTGCAAGCAACAGATACCAGACCAATTGGTACAACTGGCCTAGTTTATGTTCAAGAAATGAAATTAGATCTGAGTGGTTACGTACAAGATTCTTTGACAGTAGGATTTAGACGTTCTTTTGAACAAGAGGGAGCAACTGATAGAATCTTTTGGAAAAAAGCGTTTGATCCAAACAATGATGGTGTACAAACTCAAACTATTGTAAGTAGCGTTCCCTTTAATGATGAACAATTAACTGCTTCGATTTTAACATCTCCTGGTTTTATTCCATATCCTGTTTCAGGTATCGATTACGGTAATTTTAATAGAACTCATATTATTCATGGACGTTATCAAGAAATGTTTCCTAATACCATTATTGGTTCCGGTAGTTTTGGTTCAACTGGAAATGCTGCATTAACATCGATAGCAGACCATTATTATTCTAGCTTAGAACCAACTGCAGCAGATTGTCTTTATTGTTATCGAGTATTCTTGGTTCCAGCACCATCAATCCAAGGAACTGGCATCAGCACTGTTTCTTTACCGCCTAAGAGAGTTATCTTAGACGCGTTTACTGTAGAAGAACCAGACCTAGAATACATGATGCGCCTAAAGAGATCATACGAACTTGCTAACCAGGTTTGATTAGATGTCTGAACTACGTGATGCAGCAAGAGAAGCTTACGAATGGTTAGCAAATCAAAAGACTCCACCTGTAGAAGGACCTTTGTCTATCTTACTTAGATACGCTCCAAAAGTAGCTACACCGATTTACCTTGGCGCACGTCTAGGATATCGAGTTGGTGAGGCTGGAGCAAAGGGTACATTTGGTTCGGGACCAGGTGTTGGCTTAGATTACACACCAGAGATAGCTGAGTATGAACGTTCTGCTTTAGGTAGTTCAAGAATTATTTAGATCTACGTAACAAATATCACATATCCACAATTGCGGATAACGTCTATCAGTAGTTCTCCAGAGATGATAGTCAAAGACTTCACCAATGAAACCACATATCGCGCATTGACACATCATGCTTGAACCCACTTCCCTTCCATCTGTAAGTTACAGGTTGTGCAATGAACACCAAAGCGCGGTACAACCTCCGACTTTCTAACGTACGCTGGATGGTCTGGACACCACATATGATATTCAACCTTGAAAGTATTACGTTCGTCAAGTTCTATCAACTTAGATCTAACCCATTTACTAAAGTTAGGTAATTGTGAAGCAATCTCAAAAGAAGTTGGACATAGATTAACCATCTTATGACGCTTCATGCTAAAACACTCCCACAAACCCAGCAAAAAAACACTAAAGGACCATCATCTTCCCAATCTATTCCACAATTTATGCAAACATGTTGTTTCATTTGCCGCCACCTTCCTTTTGTTCTATGATCATAGTCTGTTGACCACAGCATTCTAACCCTTCATCACTATGCCAAATGACCTTAGCCATAGGCATAAAGCCGTACATTGTATTCTTATCACCACATTTCATGCATTGAACTGTTGTTAATCCATATCCCATGATATTATCTCAGAAGGAATTC